AGAACTTTTGCTTCGACTTCTTCCCTTGTATGAAGGGGACTATCTTTCTTAGCCTTTGGAAACATTACTACGTTATCTTCTGTCATTTCATTATCCTCAATAGTACTACTTCTTCGTTAATGCGACCAGTTGGTACAGTTTGATTAGTCTTAATACCATCCATGAATGACCTAAGAGCAACTTTACCAGCACCAAGCAATTGAGGTAGTACTTCTTGTGGTTTGCGTAGACGCTTGGTTACAGACTTATTCTCATCAAACTGAGTAACAGTTGTGCCCTTCACTGACAAACCACCATCATCAATTGCATGATACACTGATAGCTGTCTATATTTAGTATTGTACACCCATAGAGTTTGAGCCTTGATAATATCAGCAGGGTTAACACTGACAATTTTCTGCTCAGTATCTTCTTTTTTGTACTTCATCTTTTCAACCAGCTTAGCGGCTGGCTTGATCTTGATAGCACGTGGCTTACGAACCTGTCGAGTGATCTTCATGTTCGAATGAAAACGCTCTGCATCGTCTACAAGAGCCTTATGAAACTTAAGCCATGACTTGTACTTGGCAGCAGCAATGTCTTCGTATCCTTCCTTATTTATCAAATCTTGGTATAAAGAATTGACGTAAGACACGATCAGATTGATTCCAACAGGAGTTGGACTTTCTGCTTGTAGAAAATTATAGAGAGAAAAATTGCTATCCAAACCATCAAAAACAAATGCATCAATATGTTCGTCAAGCTTTGCACGAAGCTCACGAGCCTTAGCAGCAATCTTTTCTTGGATGTTGACAACAGCCTTTGGAGAATCGTCTTCCTTCTTTTCACGCTTACCAAACGAAGCATTTTCTTGAATACGACTATTGAAAAATTGCATGGACTTTTCAGGAAGAATCCAACCACGCATCATCAACTTGGCCATCCAGCCAATTGTAGTAGGTGTGCGTGATATAGGAGCAGATTTGACACTGGCCATGAGATTTGCGTCATAGCCATTCTTCTTCATGTATTCGAGAAGCCAATCTTTTGCTTGATCGGTATCGTAATAATATCCATACCAATACAAAGCATTATGATAACGAATATCAGCACCATCAGTGATAGAAACGTTTTCTTCTGGTTCTGGTCCCATCCAACGTTGATCAGCAAACTTTGTGGTACGAGTTGCTGGCTTCTTCTTTGCAGTCTTAATCATATTAAATAACCGTTCTGATATATTTGGCAATCATATGCATAATTGCCTGATGAACATCTTCAGCAGCTTCATACTCTTGCACATCAACATGAATGGGGTAGTCAGCCAATTCCTTTGACTTGCCACCTTGAAACCCTGTTAGGGCAACAGTCTTCATACCAATTTCTTTAGCAGCTTCGATTGCTCTTACAACATTTGGTGAGTTTCCGCTAGAAGAAATTGTAATTAGCACATCATCTCTGTTTCCAAGAGCATCAATCTGGTATGCATACACTTCATCATATGAAATGTCATTCGAAATCGCAGTCATCAATGGAATGTTGGATGATAGAGAGATGACACGTGGATTGCCATTTGGTCTACAACCCTTGGTATAATCACATGCCCAATGCTGTGCAATTGCAGCAGAAGCACCATTACCAACTGTAAAGATGTTCTTACCTTCACGCACAGCATCAACTATACAGTTAGCAGCAAACAGAAGCTTGTTCTGATCAATCGATTTAAACCCATAAGCAACTGTTGCAGTATGAGTGTCACGAATTGTTTTTAAAATATTATTCGGTGTATACAATTTTGGTTCCTTCATGTGAAACAGAAACATCCAGACACACACGATCAGAAAATGCTTCTTTGATTTTAGCACGATCTTCTGTTAAAGCTAGCATATATCCACCTCCACCAGCACCAAGCAATTTGGCACCAACAGCACCGTGGTTCATACACTTATCATACATTGCATCAATCTCTGGATTTGATATACCACAATCCATCTGCTTTTTCAAGCCCCAAGATTTTTCTAACAATTTTCCATATTGACATAAAGAAGGAATATTTTTATATTCATCATCAGCTATATCAGATAGACCCCATATACAAGAAGCTTTATCTGAAAAATCAACATTGTCAAGTACTTTCGAAGCATGTCTTTCAATATTGGTTGGAATCAACAACATATACTCATCAATTTGATTTACGTTCATTTTATGAACAAGAATATTTTTATCAGAATATTGAATATAATTCATTCCTCCAAAAGCAGCAGCATATTGATCTTGCATACCAATATTCCACCCGCACATGTTAATCTCAATATGACATGCAATTTTTGCTATATCATATGGATCATGATATTCGTTACCAATAAAAGCACTGAGCGCCTTCACTAGAGCACAAGTAAATGCAGAGGAACCAGCAAGACCTGTTCCTACTGTTGGAATATCGGCAAATGTGTTTATTTCTATGTTTGATTTAATACCAAAAAACTTCAATGCATTTTTTATAATATCATTCTGCAAATCATCAACATTGGTGACACATTCTTGTTTTGAATATGATATTTTTATATAATTATGAGGAGTTGGCATAACAACAACATAAACGTATTTGTCAATAGCCATGGAAATAGTCGAACCACCCCACTTTAAAAAATGGGTGGGGATATCGCTACCCCCACCAAAAAAACTAACACGAAGAGGTGCTTTTGCAAGTATCATAAAATATCTCTTTATGTTCTGTAAGTAAACATCTGTCTAGAAGCACTGGACAGATTTGTGCCTTCATATTGATTGAGTAGATTTTCACAAAGAGAATTCCACTGATGACCAATCTTATCCCAATTATAACGATAATCAGCATAACTTTTTTGGAAATTCAAATAAGGCAATACATCTGCATCACAAATCTTTTGAATACTTCCATCAAGAACAGAATAGAAAATATTGGCATGAGTATTTACATCCTGATCCCAATGATACTGAAGGGTAATACCACCTGATGTATCAGACAAACCAGCATAATTAGGATGAATACACAAGGCACCAGCCGACATAGCTTCAATCAGTGATTGGCTGTTGCACTCTGGCCATATTGAAGGATATGCGAAGATATGAGCCTTTGCAACCTGTTTACGAACAACATCGTTTGGAGCAAACCCATAATAATTGATCTTAGGATGATCACGACATCTTTGGAAGAGGCTTTCAAACTGATAATCTGCATCCTCCCAGCCATAAATTCTATAGCTTGAGAAAACATCAAGAACGATATTATCGTACTTTTCGCACAACTTCTCAAACACAGGAACTAGAATGCTCAACCCACGCTGTGGTGTACTAGTATAGATTAGACGAATTTCTTCCTTTGGATCGCCCTTTTCAATAACATCAAAAGGAGTGATGGCTGTATCAATAACACAGCTTTGTTGATTTTGAGGAATATTAAGCATACTCTGATACATATTCATCTGCCAATTACCGCAGTAAACAATCTTATGAAAACGGTCACGACTGCTTTCATCGGCTAGATGCTTTGTCTCGCCATCCCAAGGCAAATCGTGTAACCAATAGATACGAATACGATCATCATGAAGTTCACGTACACGTGAAGGGATAATCTGAAACTTTTCATGATATTCTGGCTTGAGGCGTGAAAGAACCCCTTCCATCATTCTTTCAGTTCCACCCTTAGAATTACTATTCAATTCATTACGTTCCCAAATAACACTCATAATTTACTTCCTTTCATTTTCATTGCATATTCATAATGTGATTTGATAATGTCTTCTATTTTATATTGTGGTTTGGTTTTCCAAATAAGAGACAGTTTATTAGGATTTCCAATCAAATATCCCGGATCGCCAAGACGAACATCTCTATAGTCATATTCTAATGGAAATTGATTAATAAATTTTTCAACCAGTTGCATATTTGATACCATTTGTCCAGTACAAACATTGAAGGCGTTGTATTCTCCATCTGGCTTATTATATAGGTCTTCTTCTGCTGCAATCAATGCATCACATACATCAGCAACGTGAATATAATCACGAACACATGTGCCGTCATATGTGTTATAATACTTACCATTGATAAAGAATTTCTCATTGTTTAGAGAAGCCATAGACATTTTAGTGAGAATATGTGGCTGATCGATTTCTTGACCGGCATTTTTATATGAACCAGCAACGTTAAAAAATCTCATAGCATATGCCTTGAACCCATATGCTTCGCACATTTCTTTGAGCATCATCTCACCAACAATTTTGGTTGATCCATAAGGATTGATTGCACGTCCAGCCATGGATTCATCAATAGGATAGGAAGAATGGAGGTCGCCATAAGTTGCAGCAGAAGAAGCGAATATAAATTCGCCTTTCCACTTATTCTTTACCAAATTGTTTAGCATTTCTGCCATATTACCAACATTGTTTTGATAATATGGCAAGGGATCGGTCACTGAAGGACCAAGTAGGCTGTTTGCGCCAAGATGAAAAATAACATCGATATCATGAATGTTAATATATTCATAGTTTCCGATTAAAGAATAATTTATTTGATAATATTCATCAGACGATACGTCATCATGTCTATTATCAATAGCATAAACATAATATCCAGCTTCTTTTAATTTTAACTGAAGTACACGACCAATAAAACCTGCTGCGCCAGTAATAATTGCTTTTTTCATAATTAATCAAAAAATTCCTCATCATTAAATGCTTTGTCATCAACCCATACATCATATAAAGGTTTACCTAGCCTCACTTCATGATATTTACAGCCCCACCTATTCAATTGATTTGTTGTGAGTTCTGTCCAATCAAGACCAGTACTACCACCCCTTGCAGTCCAATAGATGATAGTATGACCACATTCATACAGCTTGTTTATTATATCAATTCTATAATAAATAGGGACCGAATTGATATAATCCCATGTGTCTCCTTTCTTTTGTGTGAGACAAATGGTTTGATCAATATCTACTATGTAGATCATTCTTCGATCTTGTTTCCATAGATGTTTGCAGTTGCATTCTTTGGATTGCCATATAGAGTGTTTGCACGTACCTTGATAAAGCGCATATTGCTTGATGGACCGGCAACTGTGATCCAAGGATTCTTACCCTGTCTCCAAGCAGCAAGCTTGTCTAGTGCCTTATCAAATTCTGACTTATCACGACGAACAGCATTGATTACCCAACGACCAACAGAACGGTGTTCACCGCCTGATACCTTCTTACTACGAATTCTCTTCTTACCCATAATTTATTCACCTTTCATTTTTTACCATGATCCAAAACACTTAGATCATGTTCACGATCAATATACTTATATTCGATCATCATAGGATCGAATTCTTTTAGTGCATCAAATACATCTTCAATGTCTAACGTAGAACACGTATATACATCAAGTTGCATAAGTGCAGGATCAACTTCGTCCCAAACATGGATTGCTAAATGACTCGTCTCAATAATTGTAACAGAAGTCAAGCCCCTATTACCAACCATATCCGAATATACGGCATACGGCCCCATAAGAATTTTCATACCAATCTTATCCACGAGCTTCTTCATCCATTCCTGAATTGCTTCAGCACACTGTGGTGGATTAAATAGTTCTGCTCGTACAATTAAATGCTTGTGTTCCAGTATCTGTGACAACTCATATAATCCCTTTATTTTATAGTTTTTAAATGTTCTTTCAAAATATTTGATCCGCCAATTCTTACGTTTATGATACCATTATAGTAATCATCAGTCTCTAATACTTTACGCTCAAATTGTTCTCTTGCTTCTAAATAACTGGCAATACCACGACTTGGACAGAAATGCAAGATTTCTCTTGTAAAATTTTCTGCTCCAAGCTTTTCTACATCAGCGTTCAGTCTGTCACTAGAACCCCAATATTCTCGCCAATCACTTTCTTTTGTATAACGTCTCTTTTTTGTCTTACCTTTAAGTGGTGCTTTTGTAACTTTAAACTTTGCTAACTTCTTACCAACATACATCATACCAGATATTTTGTTAGTAATCAAGTAAACAAATGCTTCACACCCCTCTGGAAGTTCATTTATTTCTTCATTTTTATATAACCAAGACATATTATACTCCACTATTAGGTGAAGTATTTAGTCCTCATATTCTTCGTCTTTTTCATCTTCTTCTTTGTCTTCTACAACAGAACCGCAGAATGGGCAATATGTAATGGGATCATCAATATCAGATACAACACGAAATTCTGACAGGCAACTTCCACATTCGTACCACTTCATTCGTTTATTCCTTTTTTTGTTTTAGTTTCTTTTTAACGGATGCTCTGGCTTCTTCCAGTGCTTTTAGCGAAATTGCAGAATTATACAGCAAATCAATATCTCTATTAATCATGGAAAAAGTAATGTTTTTCCAATATTGATTTGCCATGTCATCAACAGCATCATCTACAGTAGCATAAGGCTCAATCATCTGAACGTTCCTCAATAATATAAGACAGAGGTTCTGTACGACGAATAATATTTCCACATTCGTCTTCAAGAACAAGATCAACAGCAGTTGAATTTGCTCTACGATTCCATTCTAGAACAAAATATTTTTTACCCAAGTCTTCCCATCTATCATTATCTAACGTAATATACATTATTTATTCCTTTTATGAAGCCCACACATCTTCCCAGCTACCAGTGAGAGCACCCTTAGCATAATCTGTAGAGCGATTCTCAAAGAAGTTTGTGTGTGATGGGGCATTGATCATACCTTCAACCCATGGAAGAGGATTTCTTTTCACCTTAAAGATTCCCTTTAGACCAAGAGAAATAAGACGACGATCAGCAATATAACGAATGTACTTCTTTACTTCATCTGAAGTCAAGTCTTTCATTGGACCCATACTAAATGAAAGGTCAATAAATTTATCTTCAAGTTCTACCATCTTTTCAGCAATAGTATATATACGTGCCTTAAGTTCATCGTTCCAAATCTCGTTGTTCTCTTGTACATATGTACGGAAAACCTTGATCATTGATTCGGCATGAATTGTTTCATCAACGATTGACCATGTGACAATCTGACCCATACCCTTCATACGACCATGGCGAGGAAAGTTCAATAGCATGATGAATGAAGAGAATAGCTGCATACCTTCAGTAAAGGCTGAGAATGCAGCAATGTTAGCAGCAATTGTCTGCTTATCTCCGTTAGCAGAAGCCAACTCTGTGATATAATCATGCTTGTCCTTCATCGCTTCATATTCAAGAAATTGTGAATATGTTGCTTCAGGCATACCAAGAGTTTCGATTAGGTGTGAGTATGCAGCAATGTGAAGTGCT